GTTTTTAAGTAAGTTTCTCATCCTCTTACTTGGTATGTATATATTTATATCCAATCCATCACGGATTGCCGACCGCCATATCCACTGAATCATAATTGATAGAGCATAACGGTCTTTATCGAAATCATATCCGCTGTTCTTATAAAAAGTAACGACATGCCCGTTAGGGAATAGATTAACTGGATATACCAACGTATTCTTGTCTCGATACTTATTGGTAGCCTTTATAGAAAAAGCTAAATCACTATTCCAAAACCCTTTGCCTCTGATTTTGCCCCAGTAGCTATTATATGTTCCGCATAACCTTCGTTCGGGAACCGAATTGGTCTTTCGATTAAAATAATTCCATATATTAGCTCTGAGCTTACCTACATCGTCCTCATGTGTTTTGTACCAATTCATAGATAAGTCATGTTTCCCGTCCCCGATAGCATTAAGCTTTTTGTCCTCGAGTATATGTATCTTATCTTTAAGTGTGCTAACATAATCCGGAATATAATCAGGGTGATCCGTAAACTCATATTTTCCATCTTCAGATTTATGCACCCCGATATATGTGCACTCGATGTTATTCATCTGCAGGAACAAATCCATCTCTGAATTATGAAATAAATATGTAAGGACTATGACCTCATCTGCGGATTCCAAAAATTCCTTTGGGTACACCCAGTACCACATTTTGTCATTTTTCTTTTTCCCGATTCGAATAAGAGGCCGAGACTCCATCATTCTAAACATCTTATATAATTTGTCTCCGCCATACTCTTTGGATGTCCTCACAAAGTATCCGGGCTTCTCCTCTATAACATGTCCAGAATCAACCGTGAGCATTACATCTCCATAAGATATACTGTTATCCTGTTCAAAGACGGTTATCTCTTCATCTATTATGATAGTGTAATTCATCTTTTTTAGGAGCCTCAAGGTTTCCTTCGTATAATATAATGCTGCTTGATGCGTACTGGTTATGTTCCGCCCCGCTTCGATGAGGGCGGTAGTGTGTTTTGATTTACTGAATGAATACTTCGGATTAGTACTGCTTGGCTCAACAAAATGTGCGTCGGGACAAGAAGTGTTAATCCGGCTGGCTTCATCCAAAAGTGGTGTGATATATAGGAAGCGCTTTTCTGGGTGCGCGTTTATATATGATATAACGGCACTGGTTTTGCCACTTCCCATGATAGCATCACATACTTTTACCATGTATTTTCCTCCTGTAAAATTGTATTTTGAAACCAAAATGGTTTCATTTTTAAAAATTACGCCTGTAACTCGCTGACTATCAATGCTGTTTTTGAGCAGCCCTAAATAGAAAACATTTTTTTAATCCTCCTGATTTAGATAGGTAGATTACAGTGACGTATTGGTAAATAATATATAGCGCTTATACATCGTTTGAATTAGCTTTATATTAATTATTATCCAGTAAATAAATTAATGTTGCTTGGAAATGCGCTATATCAATTTAGGCTTATTATACATTATTTTTATCCGCATGTCAATATATTTTTAGGCGCATATAAAATAATTGTTATTAAAATGAGCGCTAAAAGATACTGAAAGTGCTAAGTTAATTTATCCGCTTGTTGCTGTCTTTTTATTTTGGATATTCATCTCTTGCATTTAATTCATCTAATAAAAACCCACTAACAAGCGGAAGCGAATGTGTTAAAAGTGCCTGATTTTGGGGATTTAAGTTGTATGTGGGAGAAAGAGCGACTTCCATAATATGTATTGGTGGCATTGGATAAAATACCATAACCACGGGTCTCTATGTGATATAGTGGTAAAAAGTAACATAGAATTTAATGGGGTAGGGGGTAAACAATACAACTTTTCGGTCTGTATAGATTTAGCTTGACTATCAATAATTAGTGTGCTATGCTATAGACTCAAGATATTTTAATTTAATACAGTCAATCACATACAAGCTATTTAATTAAAATATCCGTAACCAATAAACCATACAACCATAAGAAAAGAGGACAAAACATGATTAGACAAACACAACAAAAAGCCGTCACAAGCGAAAAGAAATTTTTTAACAATTGGATAAAAGCCAACTTTAGCGGGCTGGGTACAATCTCATTATTACAAGTATTAAATACTTGCATATGGTTCAGTAAAACCGATTTAGATAATATTGTATTCTGCACACTGTTTAACTTTGCCACTGGTAAAGACAAAACAGACGATACAAAAAATTTAGTTGATACAATAAAAGAAATAGTTACCGATTATTTACAATTTGAAAACTAATAAGAAAAGAGGATAAAAACCATGTTAAAAACAAACACAACCAACACAACCGACATTATAGAACAGTTTGAAATATTACACATTAACCACAATCACAATTGCAAAGAGTATAACAATGCTTTAAATAGCTTGTCACAGATGATTGTATATAGCACACTCAACAAGACAATTGACCCACAACGAAAAAAACAAAACACACAACACGTGTCAAATAGTGGATATAATACGCAAATTGTAGCCCTTAAAAATTCCCTATATCACGATATTTCTGTATTGGATAATATAGAAACCTCTCAAAATGATAGCGAAAAAAATATACTCAATTTAAAAGGGGATGTGCAAAAAATAATATCCGATAAGACTTTGCATGACGGATTTATTAAAATATTGGATGAAAATATAACTGATGCATATGATCTAGTACAAACGGCAAAATTGGAAATATTAGAACAGTGTAATAGTGACCTGGTAGACGATACACAACTAGGATTTATGGAAATACCATACACTTATAAAACACTATCAAAAAAAGTTGTTATCAAAAAGGACGATAGCAAAGCACAAAAAGAAGTCGTTACAACCCCAATACAGCAAGTATATAGAAAAGTATCACAATATATAAGAGATAATAAGAGCCTACAAATTGACCCACACAATATGTATACATATATCGCGTTGGATGATACAACCGACACGGACAATAGACAATATAGACGTTTAGAAAAATTCAGCGATTTAGGCGGATATACCACAAGCGATATATTTAATTGCACCCCACTATATACGGCGGACAATTCTACAATTGACGATATAGAGACCTTAATTGAAAAATTGGAACTAACGGCAAGACAAGCGCAAATTTTAGACTTAAGGTTAAAAGGCTATGGAAACAATGCAATAGCCTCATATTTAGGGGTTACGCTTCACGCTATCGAAAAAAACCAACAAGCAATACAGAAAAAAGCAATTAGCAAATTGGATATATCTGAAAAGACAATAGAAAAGATGAATAAATATAAATATGATAGCAAAAAGAAATTAACAGATAGTGAAGAGGATAATATTCTATTGCTTTTTAACAGTGGTAACACAAAAAGTTTTTTAGCAAATAGATATAATGTATCCTATAACGTTATTAATAGAGCGCTCGATAACGCAACGAAACGAAAAAAGGAAAAAGAAAGCAACTAAATAATTAATTTATTAGATAGACCCCTAAAAAATAGGGGTCTATTTTTTTTATACCCAACACCCACACAAGCCGACAGGCTGACAGGGTAGGGGGGTAAACAATATACAGTGTAAGGAGTACCCAACACCCACACAAGCCGACAGGCTGACAGGGTAGGGGGGTAAACAATATACAGTGTAAGGAGTACCCAACACCCACACAAGCCGACAGGCTGACAGGGTAGGGGGGTAAACAATATACAGTGTAAAGGGGCGCATGATAGACACCTCCACGTGGTGCGCCCTGTCAACGGATTTATCCGGCTGAGTCTATCAAATTGCTGAGAGGGCTACCAAGCCTTGAGGTAATAAGTGTCTATACCGAGGTCTGATTTTCAGAAATCGTGGGGGCTACCTGATGGCGGGTCATAAGTGAGTATCGGCAATTCTAAACAGTTCCTCTTCTGTATAAAAAAGACGACGACGCCGTATATGTTAGTGAAAATGTACGTAGCCGGGCTTCATGCCCAATGGTGAGGGCGGATTTTAATATCCGTCGGAGTTATGCTGAGTTAGATGTGAAACCAAGTCGTAAGCCGTATTCGTTAATGTACGGATTAGCTCGAAAAAGTTCTTTGAGGGCGCGATTAAGGTAGTAGTATCACCACCCGAGGGTGGCTCGACTATATCCGAGGATGAACTGTCGGACTATTGCCCGCAATCTCGAGGGAAAGAAGTAGAGTGAAGAAAAACTACATAATACGCACTATAGATGCAAATCTGTAGTGTTTCATATAAACTCATATAGAGCGCTTGAGACTGGTTATTGCAATCGGTCTTGAGCGCTTTGTTATGAGCTTATGCTCGTAAATGTAATTATTAAATCAAGCCGAATAAGGAGGAATCTGTTATGGCAGACGTAAAAGAAGTATTAGAGGCACTTGAGAGCAAAAAGCTTTCAAAAGAGGATATCAGAAAAGCTGTAGAGGAGCTTTGCGCTTCTTACAATGAGGCTTTTCAGGAAAAGAAGTATGATGTAGCTTCAGGTATCGAGGAAGATATGACTAAACTCATAAATCAGTACACGGCGCAGGCTCGTGAGGATTGCTTCAATGAAATCAAGACTTATGATGACCCTATGCTTGAGGCGGTGAAGCGTCTCACCTTTACGACTATTCGTATAAAGGATATCAAGCAGGGTGATGACAAAATCCCTGTACGTACTATCGAAGAGGTTGAGAAACCTATCGACGTATTGAGGCTTCACAATTCAGTCAAGGGCGGAATCGGAGCTGATAAGCAGTGGATGTATAAGATTGAGAAATTCAATATGCTTATGACGGCGCAGAAGTGTATCGACCTAGGTCAAGACCCTAAAGAGGTCTATGACTGCATGACTATGCAGAAAATTAGCAAGGAAATCGACATGGGTAAGAATCCGACATCGAAAACAAAAATCCTTGCGACTCTTACAGGCGTAGTACAGGCTATGATTGGTGAGGAATATAAGCCGGTATCGCACGATGTGAACTACCTTATGACGATATTTGCGAAGAAAAATCGCAAGGCTCTGAGCGTCACTTGTGCAAATCACCGATATATGAGGAA